GAGGCGGATTATGACCCCTGCACAGCTAAGTGAGATAATCACCAAACGGCTGGCGCTGGACGTGCCGAACACGCCACAATCGGTATTTGACCGTGAGCAAACGATAACCAGCGACCCGGCAGTGATGGCAGCGTTTGACGCATGGCGGGAGGCTGAGACGGAAGTTGATCGTGCGAACCATAATCAATGGCTCATAAAGCTTTCTCTCTGCGATGACAGTGCTATGGTCAGAGCCAATGAAGCAGTGCGCAAGGCTTATGACCAGTCATTCAAAGCACAAACCGATTACTGGCGTGCCAGGGGTGATGTGATTGCGAGGTTGAAGCTATGAGCGAACAAATTCAAATATCAACTGAAGCGTTGGAAATCTTAAAAATCGCACAAGGCTATCGTCTCGGTAAGTGGATGGACGGTAATATCTACGAAAGTGAGGGGGTTTTTCGGATGGCTAAGCATGTAGGTGATATCACTGTTCCCGTTCGCGAATTGTTACAATCCGGGTTATTGGAATTCAGTAACATTTCATTGGATACCATGCCCCCATTATATCCGTTGTATATTACCGATCTGGGATATAGCTATCTCGAGGCTCATCAATGACCGACGAATTGAACATCGAAGAACAGATCGCGATAAACAACGCGCGAACGCCGGGAACGTGGCGAAGGGATGAAAAAAACTTCGATTTTGTAAACGCAAATGGTGATGGTGCGATATGTTCCGCTGGTTATGATGCATTTTGGTGTAATGAATCTGACGAATCGTTTATCATTGCGGCAAGCGCGAATTATGGCGTGTTGCTGGCGATGGTCCAACGGCAAGAACTGTTGATCCGTAACCTTGACGGACTCCTGAAGTGGTACGAGAAGCGATATCCGCAACCATCGCCATTGCTTACTGATTTGGAGTAATCTAATGACTGACCCAACGCCAAAGCAGATCGCAGTCGGGTGCAGGTTCTTTAACGGCATCCATCACAATCATTGTGAAGCCGGGATAGCATACGCGCAATTCCTGGGCAAGAACTACGATATGTTCCCGTGTCATCCAAAGCCCAATGGCAGATTAACTGGCGCATGTTCACATTTCGAGTTTCAGACAATGGAGGAAATCGAGCAGCACGACAAGGAAACCGCTCAGGCGATTGCCGAGTTCTTTACATCGCTGGCGGATAACAAGTGCCCGCACTGTGGCGCGAAGATTGAGCGCAAAAAGCAAGTAGGGCGATGTGTTTACAGTGAAAGTTGTGGGCATAGGTTGTATCAGGGAAAGCTCAAGAAAGGCGAATAGTCTACCGTAGACTACAGACCACCTTAACCGGTGGTCTTTTGTTTGTTGACACGATAGGCCGATTTTGTGTACACTGTATGAAGGTCGAAAACTACCAGTATTGGCGGGGTCTGCCTTGAACCGGTTTAAACGCGAGGCAAGATAGACCAACAGCAAATGGCCAGCAATGGCGAATAGGGAGGCCCTCTGAGAACCCCGTGGGCCATTTAACGGTCATGGTATGGAGTAACCCCCTCGGTGCAATGCACTGCCAAATCAAAGCGTAGTCAGCAGCAATGCCGACGTGATGCAATGCACGGATCAACCAAATGCTATATGCACGGCGGCTCAACGCCCAAGGGCATAGCGTTGCCACAATTCAAGACAGGCCGTTATAGCAAGTATCTACCGGCGAACCTCCTGGAGAAGTACAATCAATCGGTAGATGACCCTGACCTGCTCAACATGCGGCACGAAATCGCATTATGTGACGCCAGGTTATCAGAGCTGCTTAAACGCAGTGACACGGGCGAAGCTGGTCGATTATGGGCACAAGCGCAAAACGCCAATGACCAGCTACAGAAAGCAATGGATGATGAGAACTACGGCGCGGTTGCTCTCCAATGCCGCATACTTGATAGGCTGATAGGTGAGGGCATGACCGATTACGAAGCATGGCACGAGATCGGCCAGTTACTTGAACAACGGCGCCGGCTAGCCGAATCAGAACAAAAGCGATTAGTTGCCATGCAGCAGACAATCACCAGTGAGGAGGCCATGACGCTTGTTATGGCATTAACACAATCGGTAAAGCGATATGTATCAGACCCCGCAACGCTTAACGCCATTCAGACCGACTTTATTCAATTTACTAGCCGAAACAATCGCGAACGGGTTAACGCCTGAAACGCTGGATTACAACGATCCTTACTACGACCTATCGGCAGTCGATTGGATACAACACGAATTCTATGTGCCTGAACTGGATGGGCCGATCGTGCTGTATCCTCACCAGATTGCAGCGCTGAATGAAGCGTTGTCAGTTGATGAGAATGGCCTGCTCAAGTATGATCTGGTGCTATGGAGTGACATAAAGAAAAGCGCCAAATCAACCATTGCTGGCGCGGTGGTACTGTGGCGTTGTGTGCATACCAAGAAGGGTAAGTTTCGCATAGTTGCCAATGACCTGAAACAGGCCGCCAGTCGTGTATTCGAGGCCATTACGATATGCCTGGACCTTAACCCACGATTAGGTGAGCAGTTCACGCGTACCAAATATCAATTGACGCATATCCCAACCGGATCCACTATTGAGGCCGTACCAGTTGACCCCAAGGGCGAGGCAGGTGGCGGCGATGATATGGTAGAGTTTACCGAACTGCATAGCGCCGATAATGATGCGGCTCGTAAGATGTGGACTGAAACGACGCTATCCCCGCTCAAGTTCGGCAAGTCGCAGAGATGGATTGATACTTATGCGGGATTCAGTGGTGAAAGTCCGATACTTGAGCCGTTGTATACCGAGCTGGTGCAGGAGCAGAACTGCATACACGGCACGTCATACCCGTTCTATGCCAGCGGGCGCGCGTTCTGTATGTGGAATAGTACGCCGCGATTGCCCTGGCAAACCGAAGAATATTACAGCAGCGAAGCGCGCACTTTGCTGCCGAATGAATATCGACGCGTTCATAAGAATGAATGGACATCGAGCGTACAGAGCTTCGTTCAGATAGAATGGTGGGATGCGTGCCAGGTCGATAATCTACCGCCGATCGGCAATAATGAAGTTGTTATCAGTCTTGACGCTGCTGTGAGTAACGATTGCTTTGCTATGGTGGTACTCAGTCGACAAGGGGATAACACGGTGCTGCGATATGCTCGCAAATGGTCGCCAGTGAATGGCAAGATACTGTACAGAAGCCCAGACGCGGGTACAGGACCAGATAAAGACACCGAATACCCTGAAGGCATGTTGCGCCACATCTGCGAACGGTATAATGTGGTGATTGTGGTGTACGATGAATTTCAGTTGCATTCGTTCTGCAGCGCATTGGCAATCGAGGGTATAGCAGCGTTTCAGGTATTCAAGCAGGATAGTCCGCGATTAGTTGCTGACAAATTGTTGTATGATTGCATCAGAGATCGGCGCATACTGCACAATGGCGACTTTGGTGATATGCGCGAACATATCGCTAACGCAAATAGTACTGCAGAAGACAAGGACAAGTTGCGGATTATTAAACGCTCCCAAGACAAAAAGATCGATTTGTGCGTGGCACTTAGCATGTGTAATGAGAGGGCTTTACGCTATCTTCCTGAATAAATACGGTATAATTGGTGTAATGAATATGCCGATCACGGTGCGATCAACACCTATCGGCTCTATGCAATGGGGTGCACAGCTATGGATAGTATATCACAATCTGCCGGGGTTTATGTGATAACCAATACAGTTAACGATAAAATATATATTGGCAGTACAACGAATTTGAGATTGCGTTGGCAGCAACATAGTTCAGATCTACGATTAAAACGGCATCGCAATAGTCATTTACAACGTGCCTATAATAAATATGGAGCCGATGCATTCAGATTTGATGTTTTAGAATATGTTATGCCTTTGTTTGTACATACTCGCGAACAATATTGGTTGAACAAACTAAAACCGTTTGGCGAACGCGGATACAATATTGCACGCAACACAGAGGCATCTGGATTCGGTTTGAAGCGCTCCGCTGAAACTCGTGCCAAAATAAGTGCATCAAAAATAGGAAATCAAAACAGAACAGGAATGCACCATACTGCGGAAGCCAAAGAAAAAAACAGATTGGCGCATATAGGGAATATAGTTTTACCTGAAACACGCGAAAAAATTAGGGCTGGTAATATAGGGAAGCATCTATCGGCAGAAAGTATTGCCAAGAGAGTCGCAAAGCGTGCGCGTGAATGGATAGTTACATCGCCAGACGGAAATGAAACCAGAATTGTAAATCTAAGTGAATTTTGTCGGGAACGTAAATTAAGCGCTTCGCTTATGGTGGCAGTATCAAAAGGTAAGCGTAGTCACCATAAAGGCTGGAAGTGCCGACGATACATCCCTGAATGATATGCCGCAAAATGGACGCGCCTTTGCCAAGAATAATCGACAGTACGCCTATGACAAAATCTTTGCAGTCGCCACGTATTGTGTAGCGTATGCCATCGAGCATCCTCCTGGCAACAGTCCAACGTTGAGAGAGATTGCTGAGCACTTTGATATACATACCAGCTTAGCAGCGCGTTATGTCGAAAATATGCTAAAGTTTGGAATTGCTGAGCGCATTGACGGTAAATTAGTGATTATCGGCTCTCAGTGTTTACCCCCGCAATGGTATATCGACAATCTCAATCCCCCATTAAGCGAAACTAACCAGATAGACCGCGCACGCCGAAATCATCACATTATCAGGGAGCCGCTCAAGCGAAAAGTGTAGTTAACTATCCACTAACGCTTTTATTTGATCGCGTTTACCCTAAGGTCAGGAGTGCGCTAAATTGCCACAAGATTCGACTATTGAAAATTTAGTTTTAAATGACCTGGCCAAAGAGAGCGTTCAGGCGCGTGCTCGTAGTTCGCCCTGGGACAGTGCCAGCGCGCCGGGTATCGGCCCTGGGATGGATGGCGCATGGTTCGGTGGCAGTCCATTATTGCTTGGGTTGGCACAGCAGGCAGATGAGATCCGCCCGTGGTCTTATTACCCGATGTTACGCGATAAGCAATTGCGCGATTTCTGGAAACGGGAAAGTATATTAGCCGGAGCAGTGTACTCATTCAGCGCACGTATATCAGCGCTGCCAGCCAAGATTGATGGGCCGCCGCGCAACAAAACCAAGTCATCAGAAATGATGCACGCGCTCGACCTGCAAAAGCTGGTTATCGATATGCTTACTACCGATAACGGTTTCTTCATTGAGCGCGTTGGCCCTGGCAAAGCCGACAAACCACTTAACCCGAAGATGGTTAGTTACTTATCAGTGATGGATAGTGCCCAGGTCTGGCGAACGTTCGATCCTGAGTACCCAGCCATCTATGTAAACCCATACACAGGCGCTTACCACAAGATGCATTATTCGCGCATCATTAGCGGTAGCAGTTGCCCGCAGCCGGACGAGTTGGCACGCGGGATTGGCTTTTGTGCTGTTAGTCGTGCTTTGCGTTATGCCCAGATTGCACGCGATATTGAGATTTACAAGCACGAGAAAGTCGGTGGACGGTTTACCCGTGCCATCGGTCTTATATCAGGCATAACGAACAAGCAATTCAAATCTAATTTATCTGATGCCGCTGAATTGAATGACGCAATGGGTTATACCCGTTATGCTGGCATACCGTGGTTCGCATCAGCCATCGATGGAGAGATTAAAGCATCGATTGTCGATTTGGCACACCTGCCAGACGGCTTCGACGCTGAAAAGGACACAGAGACATACGTCAAGGCGTTGGCGCTGGCCTTCGGTACTGATGTCCGTGAGTTCTGGCCGGGGCAAGGTGGAGGGGCAAGCAAGGCTGATGCTACAGTCCAGCACGAAAAGGCACGCGGCAAGGGTATCGCCGATGTCACCTCGACAATTGAGCGCTCATTGAATTGGGGCGTGTTCGATGCGTTGGATTGCAAGTTAGAGTTCGATTACACCGATGACGCTGAGCAGATGGCAACGGCTCAGTACCATTTCCAGGTGATTACCAATGTCGCCACAATGCAGCAAGCTGGAAATATCTCAGCAGCACAAGGTACGGCATTGCTGGTCAATATGGGTGTTATCGACCCTGAGATAATCGATAGTGTGATGGAAGCCGAAAGCGCCGAACCTGCCGACACTGAATCGCCATACACCGAAGAACAAGCGCCAATGCAGCAGGCGCCAACTGTACCACAGCAACCGCCGCAATTGGCCAAGCCGCCAGCCGCAGGACCAAATACCATCGGCACACCTCCGGGCGGTATCAAACCCCCGCCAGCGAAACTAGGGCAAGCACCTGCATCACCCGGTAAGCCTAAGCCGGGATTGCCGCAGGTGCCAAAAGCCAAGCCGTTAACGCCGAGAATGGCAACCAGCGACATGCGACCGGCGAAAAAAGAATTGGAGGGCGATCTTGTTAGCGGTAAAAAAAAAGCTAACGACGCTCCTGCGCACTTTCACGCAGCGACCAACGCGTATCAGGAAAAGCTCAAGGGTTTAATGAGCAAGTTCTTCGCACAGGGCACGCCATCCAGTGAGAGCGAATTAAATACGCGATTGGTGCAGCTCATCCAGGGCTATATGAGTTTATCGGGCGATGGATTAGACGAAGCTTTTAAGACGGGTTTCGACCACGTAGCGCAAGGCCATAAGCCATCGGCCAAAGGGTTGAAATCGGTAACGGCAATCAAGAAACGTGGCAACAAATACTTCGATGGATTGATCGGCGATCTTAAAGATGCAGTAATGACTGAGATGCAAGACGGCAAGAAAGAACGTGGTTACAAGGGCTTTGCCGATTTAGCAGCCGGGTTTATCAATCGCATTGGCCAATATGCTGGCGACTTCTGGAATGCGCTCATGAACGGGATGGGCGATGTTTTCAGCCAGAACAATCAAGAAGTCGAGTGGCAACTTGATCAAGCATCAGCGCATTGTGACGTATGCCCAGACAAAGCCGGGGTTTATAAGTCGTGGGATGATATGGTTAGGCAAGTGGGAACACCTGGAGATGGTAGCACGCCATGCCTCGGCAATTGCCGCTGTAATGTGATTGGAGCGTTACCAGAATGAGCTTCAGAGCGCTGTTAGTTGGTGATCCGACATCGATGTTTAAGGCAGTTGGCGAAGGGCTGTTAATGGATGCCGTTAACGAGATATTGCCTGATTTGCGCGACGACTGGGAATCGACCGTTTCGACGTGGGTTAACCCTCCTGTGTTCAATACGGCAAATGCCCACTATGAAGGATCGGACATCGTTGGAAGTGTCTATACCGAATCCGCCATAATGGGATATGTCAATGACGGCACAATTCCGCACTTAATCGTGCCTGTCAAAGCTAAGGCGTTAAGATTTTTTTCTGCATATGCCGCCAAGACATCTCCTGGTGTCATTGGATCACAGGCAGGTGGAAGTAGCGGTAATCCTGTTTTCTCTCAAGGCGTTATGCATCCCGGTAGCGCTGGAAGAAACTTTGATCAAGCTATTGCTGATAAGCGTCAATCCGATTTCGAATCAATTATTGGTCGTTTGATTGGTCAGGCGGCAAAGTCTTAACATGATCGAAGTACTCGTTAACCCGTTTCAATATCGCATTGGCCTTGCGTTGTCCAAACTTTCGGACAAGCCAACTAATTGGATCGTGGTTGTGCTTGCTGTTATTGCAACCATTTACGCCGTGACACAATGGAATAATGTTGCCAATAGTCGTGCCACCGCCCCGGGTAACGGGTATCCAGTGATCGAGCGCAACGCTATTCCAGAAACCAGCAGAGCGCCCACAAATCGCGCAGCAGTTATCCCAATACGTTCGGCAATAACGAATTTCCGAAGTAGTGAGAGTAGCTGGCAGCGATCGCTTGCGGGCACGATAACGCTGTTTTTTTGCTTTTACTGCGTTTGGATTGTTTTGGCTCCAGCGTCTACTTCGTTCCTTGAGATCTTCACTATGCAGTTGCCGATATTTCCGTTTCTTTTCTGCATAGCCTTTTTCTCGAATGCTGATTTGTTCACGGTGAGTTTTGCCATAAATCCGGCTTTTCTCATTTCTCTCCTGTTTGTGTTTTGCATGACTTCGTCTGGCAGATTCAAGATGATTTTCAGGGTGCGATTTTATGCTTTGTACCGACATTTGATTGGTACATTGCTTGCAAAGCGACATCCACGTATTACGGTCTTTTCGCCAATAGAAATCAGAAAAGGCTTTCCATTGATGACAGTGCGTGCATCCTTTGCCGGATATAGGTTGGTAGATCATATAGAAGTTTTCCTCTGTGGCCTTGTGTTAGGAGATGTAGGAAAAGGCACACGAGGCTTGCCGTTCAAACGGGTAATTAGTCCGTTCTATTCCTACACACTCAATTATACCTCGAAAGTAGGTGAATTGTGTCCGGCTATATAGTGAGAAAGGTCAATAATAAGCATCAGGTACACAAGCGGTCAGACAGTGGTCAGCCAGTTGGTCCTCCGCTGGGCAAACATCGAACGCGTTCAGGTGCAGTTGATCATATGCGGCAGTTGTACAGCAACGACGATCGCAATATGAAATCAGCGCGACCAACTGACCCCGATGATTATGCCGTTGTGCCTGATCCGAAGTCGCCCTCGACCTGGAAAATGCCTATCCACAACAGAGAGCATTTAGGTCTGGCAATCGCAGCGATGGGCAGCAGTGCCACAGCGCCACATGGCCACGCGGCAAAGCTAACGGACGCTGAGCGCAAGCAGGCGGTATCGCGCATCAGGGCAAAGATCGGCAAGCTGGCCAACGATGACGCCGATGCATCTGATTTGCGCGATAGGCTTGAGGGTAAGAAATATTGGGGCGACGGTGATGCATACCCCGATATGGACGGGCGCCCTTATGCCTCGACCTATGGCGATGACGGTGACGATTATGTTGGCGATGTTTTAACTCCAAAGTTTGATCCTGATGATCCTAGGGTTCAATATTCTGCTATGGGAGGTGGTAAATCAGGGGCTTGCGCCACTTGTGCTTTTTTCGACGCTGATGATTCGGCGTGTCGATTGGTCTGTGGCGACATTGTACCGACCGGCTGGTGTGATTTGTGGTTACGCGAATTAACGCCAGATGAGGAAGATGACCAGACGGCTATGCCGGTTCGGATGGTCGAAAGCAAAGAGATAGACGAGGGTGAAACCTATGTGATTAACAAACGCGGATTTATGGATATGGTCAAATCGGCCATCAAACAGCTATTTGGCCCTGATGACGCCGATAAGCCGATGAGCGGCTTTAAGTTGTTTGGCGACAATAACGAATACTGGGTTGCGTTCTACTCGAACAATGCTCAGGACCGTGATGGCGAATGGTTTAGCGAAAAATCACACGACGATTTCATTGCTCGCGCAGATCGTGGCGAAGTGCCAATGCCCTATCTTGATTTTTGGCATAGCAAAGCATACCACGGGCAAGCCCAATGGTTAGGGCGTGAAGGACACGTCGTTATCGCCGTCGGCACGTTTGATGACAGCGAACTGGCTCAAGAGATGAAAGAGTACTACGCCAGTGCTCAGCCAGACGAATTATTGACATCGTTCGGGTATTTCTACCCGCGATCAGCGCTTGTAGATCATGTTTATCATGCATACAACGCTTTTGAAGTTTCACCATTGCCTGCTGAAGTAGCGGCAAATCTGCATACGGGCTTTACCAGCCTAGAGGATTTCAAGGAAATAGAAACTATGGACGCAAAGAAACAACAGGCATTAGCGCGGTTGGTAGGGCCGAAAGCAGCTCAATTAATCGCCAGTGCCGGTGAACAGCGCTCAAAGGAACTGGATACGGTTGAAACCAGTTTCAAGGCAACAGTCAACCCACTCGAAGCACGGCTCGACGCAATGGCAGAGGCCATCGGATTATTGGCATCGGCAAAAGATGCCAAGTCTAATCCCGGCGTAACGCCTAAGACTGGCAAGCAGGGTCAGCCAACGACTGAGGAAGCTCAGGATGATGAGCCTGCCGATGACGTTGACGAGGAGGATCTGGACAACATCGGATCGCCCAAGTCAATCGACCGTACTGCGGCAAAGCAGATCGCACGGCTTGAAAAGCAAGTCAAGCAGTTAACGCGTATGCTCAAGGCCAAAGCATCAGATCCTGATGACGACGAGGATGACGACACTGACGCGGAAGATGACACCGATGACGATATGCCACCGGCTAAGAAGTCACGTCGTGTGTCAAGCAGCGAAAAGGCCCTGCGCCAAATTGCCAATGGTTACAAATCGACCACTGACGCGATTACCGCTGTAGCCACGGCTGTACAGGCCATTCAAGCGGCGCAAAACAAGCAGGCGAATAGCATTAATGCGCTGGCTCAAGAGATCTACAATCCGACCCCGGCCAGTCGTTCGCCATACACCGTTGTGCCGCCGAGTGATCCAGCAATGGATGCTCTTGAAAAGGCAATGCACAATCCAAACGGGCAAGGCATGGCGCCCAATGGCCAGCAACAGCAATACAGTGCTGATCAACTGATGCAGACATTCGGATTGCCAACAACGTTTACCAACGGCAATCATAGGAGTTAACCATGTTCGCAAAACAGAAGAAATTCAACCCCTGGGACCCGTTCGACAATCCGTATAATGTGGCGAAGAAAAACGCCAAGTATATCCCGTTGTCATTTGGCCAAAAGGGACTCGCTGTAACCGATGACGATATCGAAGTAGGGTATCGTAACAATCCGACCGGACAAGGCGCTGCACCCGTCGGCCCGTATGCCCACGGTAACGGCGGTCTGTTCTCTGTCCCTGGTCAACAACCGCAAGTCTTTAGCGCGATGACTTTGCCAATGCAAGGTTTGCTCGATGACTTGCCGGTTATTTGGGATGGCTTGGGCCAGGAGTTTGATGGCGGTGATCAGGGTTATGGTGGTTTCAGTAGTCCGTTACATACCTATATCACGGGCATCACTACCGGAAGTCTCGATAACGTTTCCAATCAGCCGACTGCTCAGTGTGCCGTAGGTCCTGAAGCTGGGTTGCTCAAGGCCTGCACCGTGACAATGCCTTACGGCAAGTATCGCGGTTCAATGTCGCTCAACTTGGAGAAGATCGCGACGTTGCGTGATCGAGCCGACCCAACATACCTGCAATTGATGAATATGGCGCCCACGCAACAGAACTTGATCCCTGGCATGACCAACCAGGGCGGCAGCAACATTCTACTCAACGAGTTCAACAAGCGCGCGTTCTTGCTTGGCCAAGGGTTTAAGAAATTGTTTGCATCGCAGACTTATGCGGGCAATCCGGCAAACTCGGCTGGTAGCGATAACTCGTTGCAAATCGAAGGGTTTGATCTCCAAATCAACAAGGGGAACCATCGCGACGTATTCAGCAATAACATTTGTACTGCGCTGGATAGTTACCTTGACGATATGGGATCGGCTATCATCACACTTGGTAACAACGGCAGCATCCTCTATCAACGCATTGATATGATGGTCCGCGCCTGCTGGTGGAATGCATCCCGTCAAGGGTTGTTACCAGTAAATTGGAAGTTCGTCATGCATCCCAACGTATTCGATGAATTGGTCAAGATTTGGCCTGTTCAAGAATACACGGAAGCATTAACGGCAATCGGCGCTTTTGCCAACGGTCGCGTTGTGATCGATGGTAAGGAAACGATTGATCTCCGTAACTCGATGCGGCAAGGGTCATGGTTGCCAGTTCGTGGCGTCCCGTATCAGGTGATCCAAGACGACACGATAACCGAGACGAATGTCACGAATAACAACAAGCTGAACGCTGGGCAGTATGCCAGCGGTATCTACTTCATTCCGTATACTGTGCTCGGCACAATGCCGATCAGCTACATTCAGCCCTTTAACTGGGCGAATGGGATCATGGATGACGTAGTACAGCAAGGCCGACTGATGCACACATTCACGACCGATGGCGGATTGTTCCGCTGGTATGTGTCGTATACCGGTCCGTGTGCACAATGGGACGTGGTTTGCCGGTTCCGCGTTCGGACACACATGCCACAGTTGGCAGGGCGTATTCAGAACGTTGGTTATCAGCCGATCGCTCACGTCAACAGCTGGGATAACAACAGCGCGTACTTCGTTAACGGAGGCCGCACGACTGGTCCTACTGGCCAGACGAGCTACTACACCGACTGGTCGAGCACACCGACCATTATCGCCTAATTTGGCAATACCCCGGATCATCAAACCGAGGTACAATCTTTTCTTACTCAAATGTGAAGCCGGACACTCGTTCGGCTTTTTTATTGCGTTTTGCGATTTTGTGCTATAGTAATTGTTAAGTCTCCGCAGCTCAAGCGAGCGATTTGAATGACGCGATGTGCGGCCTAATGAGGCAGCTCCCATCAAGTAGGTTGTTGGTTAGAACCCAACCGGAGACTTTCGATACTTTAGGAGAAAACATGAACGCCCGAGCGCTATATAAAAATGCTTATCGAATGATTCGACGCGACATTAATAGATATTATGGTGCAAAGTCGCAACTCGCGTTTATTGTTTCAATTGGTATGTATTCAAAGAGCGACAGGCGTGCGTTTTTAGCAGCTGAGACAAGTTACAATAACCGTTTAGCAATTGATCGTCTTGGGACTATGTTTACCAGTCCAGAGAAGATCCTTAACCGTCGAGAACAACTGAAACAATTTTACGGTGCCCCGCATTTTACAGTAGCAATGGATTATGGTAAATGGCTCGTAAAAGAGGAATTATGACCGACTGGCCTAATGTGGATATAATTGTCATAACCTACGATAGACTTGACGAGATATTGTCAACTGTCGAATCGCTTGAGACATATCTGCAATATGACAAGAGCAAATTACATTACATTATTGCCGATGACAATACTCCTGGCGATTACTTGACACGGATGTTTAACACGTCGTTGTTTATGAACCTTGAAAGCGTTAGATCGGCGCCATCATCTCCAAATCTCGGATGGGGCGGTAATGCGAATCGGGCCATGAAGTACAGTGCTTGGCTCGGTATCTCTGATTACATGCTATTCCTTGAGGATGATCGCCCACTTCGCGCGCCATTAAACCTATATAACGTAATGGCCCTGATGGAAGTAAAACAGGAGATCGGCCTATTGCGACTTGCTGGTACTTCTGGATTACCTTATGTGTACCACCAACTTGAAGCCGATGTTTCGGAGTGGTTGCCAGAATACCGCGAGGGCATGAGCCTGCCAGGTAAAATGAATTATTGCTTGCTAGGCAGTGGTAGCCCGACGTTATGGTTATACTCAAATCAACCGCATCTTAAGCGCCGTAGTTTTCACGAGAAATTCTACGGATTCTACCCTGAAGGACTTCGTTTGGGCGCCACAGAAGAAACGTTTTGTCATACGGTGGTCGATTTGATGCGGGCGAATATCAACAGTTATCCCGCTATTGCAGTCCAGCCCGATTTCATGATACCTCGATTTGACCACATCGGACGCAGCTATCAACACACCGAATTAGACATTGAAAGGATTAAGGCATAATGCCCTCGATAAACATCGGCAATACCTCACAGCAGCGCGTTGTAAACTTCAGTGGCTCATTGAATAGCAACGGCAACAACAACGTTATCCCGGCGCCTGGTGCAGGCTATGAGATCGTAATCTCAATGTACTGCATTCAGAACACAACCACCACGCCCACGACGTTCAAGCTGCAGACCGCCGGATCGCCATTTCTGACCGTATTAGCTCAAAACCAGGGCGACGGCGTTTGTGTGCAGAAACCGGCCAATCGTGAAATACGCTGCGGTAACAATAACGCCGTTACGCTGAACCTTAGCGGGGCCAATGCTCATAACTGCAATATCGACTACTGGATTGATACGGCAATATAATGTTAGACGGCGATTCAGGGTCAGGCGTATTAAAGCGATTGTTTGGCGGTAGTCTAATCCATAACATCATTACGTATTTATTGCGTGATGAGTTTATCACGGCACAAGGCGCACCGTTAACCAGTCCGCGAACGTGTGAACCAGGACCAGGACAATTAACGATTACCGATGCATCAAACACATTAAGCATTAGTGGTGGTGAAATCGTACCGAGTGCAGCCGCGTCAGGCAATGGTCGCCCTCTAATTTGTGGCGCCAGTGGATACAGCCGAAAGTCAGGCCGTGCGCTCATCATTCGAGTTAAATCTAACTCTGCTTTCGGTTCGGACGCTAACAAGACAATATCGCCTGAGATGGGCTGGGCCAACAATGCAACATTAACTGGCGGAGGCAACTTATACGGGTTGGTGTTTCGGTCAGCCAACGGCGCATTTGCGTTTGCCGATCTTGATGTTA